ATGAATCTAATAGAGAAGTTTTGAAATCTAGAAAAATTATTATTCAATAATTATTTACCGAGTTTAAATTTATCTATTTTATTTTTTCTTTTCTGTAAAAAGAAATATATTTGCAGCCCAATAAAAAAGGCCTCGTGGCGCTCCCGATAGCTATCGGGATGAATAGCGTATCTGACCTACCACGCCGGCAGGCGGGTTACGACTCAGAAGGTGAAAGTCGAAAAATAAGGCCTCGTGGCGCAACTGAATAGCGCACTTGATTACGGCTCAAGAGGTTACAGGTTTGAATCCTGTCGAGGTCACTTAATGTAAATGCAACTATTTAACAACAAGATAGTTGCATTTTATTTTTTATATAAGTGTTATTAAATGTGGTACTATATTTTTTAGAATAATATAATACCATAATAACGGTATAAAGCTACGAATTTCAACGGTTTTATAGTATCTTTGTGATAAGATCTTTTAATTCAATTTTGGATCTTAGTTTTTGACCAAAACGTTAAAGAGAGCTGTAAAGCTCTCTTTTGTTTTTTATAATCGTTAATATAGTTTTTAGATTAAAACTGTCAGATATATGCCAAAATCAGTGATTAAACACTTAGTTGATCTAAATTATAAAGTCAATTATACCAACTCATTCAATTTAACAGATAAATATGGCGAATTCGCCATATTTAAATTTTCTTCTTCAAATTGTAATAACATAAGTTTTATATGAAGTCGGTTATAAAACTCATTCATGGATAAGCATTTCTGTAATTCAAACATTTTTTATTTTTTATTTAGTACCACCAGGTTTAAAAAGTAAACATTTTAAATAATGGAATTCTAATTGCGAGAATTCTCGCATTAAGAAAATAAACGATTAAGCAACGGTCAATAACCCAACTAAACAGTTAATTAAAACAACTAATGAAAATTTTTTGGCAAGATTGTATTACAATGCTGAAATAATTACTCTTTGAATAAAATCATTTGCATTAATAAATGAAATTTTTGATTTAAATTCATTTTCAGGTAGACTCGTACGTAATTTTCCAAAACATTCATTTGCAAATGAGTTAGTAACAACATTTACTTGATCAAAATCAAGCAATAATCTTTCATTTGATTCTAATTTATCCAAAATAGATAAACGAATCTTAGCACCCAAGTTTCTAGTCCCTAAACTTGAGCCTATTTCCCTAAACTTTATTGTGTGTGTCATTGATATTGTTGTTTCCAATTTACATAAATTAATTCAACGCAAAAGTATATATTTTATTTTAAAGTTGTAAAAGTAGTTTTTAAAGGTACAATTTTATTTAAACATATCCTCAAATAACTGCTCTTTATAATCAAAATGATTACTTGTAAACTTCTTATAATCGACATCAACATTTGTATTAACTCTTAAATAAACACAAGTACCTTGCCAAAAAGATACTGTATTTGTTTTGGTGTATTTTTCTGAAACATCTAGTTTTTTATTACCTGAAATCAAACTTAACCAACCTTTATTCATTTTTGTAAATGTAGATGTTGCATATAAACCATGTCCTTGTCCTAATCCATTTGTTACACCAGAATTAATACAGTTTTCTATAGAATCAATTTCGCTAAAATTATGTCGCTTATTTAATGACTTATGAATACCAATTCCATTATCAGCTACCATTATTCTTATAGCGTTCATTTTTTCAAAATATTGAGCCACTACCCAGCCAACTTTAACTTCAGAATGATTTAATACATTATCTAAAATTTCATTTAAGCAATAATCAAGACTGGCAAAAACATTATCGTTAATAAGACTATTTTCTTTTATTACCGTCAATATTGATTTTAGAACTTTGATTTGATTATTTTCATTATACTCTTGAATTTCAACAAATCTATTATTTTCAAGCCTCTTAAATTCTCCAGGGATTTGAATATTTAGATATTTAAAAAAATTAATCCTTGCTAAATAAGGTACAATACTACTTTTGGTATTATATCTTATTCTCCCTGAAACTTTAATTCCTAATTTATCTAAATGTTTAATTGCACATAATAATAAAATTGAATAATCAGGATACATAAAATCAATGTTTCTAAAATCTATAATTATTTTAGCATCTGGATTTTTATGATAGTACCCTATTAAATTATAACATGATTGTATTATAGTCTCATGAGAATTTGAAATTTTCTTAATATCTATAATATAAGTTATAGGTTTATCCAATTATTTGAAAATAAAGTTTTTCAAATTTATAGATTTTTTATTACAACATATTCAAATTTTAATATTATAAAATGAATTTATTTAAATTAACAATATGTTTTTTAAATATATCAACTGAATCTAATTATAGATATTAATTTTTTTACATTGTTTTTTGATCCAAAAAATCCTGAAATAAATTATACTGATCTGGATCAACTTTTTGCTCTTTCATTAATTTATTTCTATCACGTAATGACAATCCAAAATGTTCAGATATAGAATTTAAGGCTTTGTCAGCTTTTGAAACCAACGAAACATAGGCAGAAACATTTGTTGATCCCCCTTTAAAAGTCTGGACCACCCCAGCTAATGGTTTCTCTGGGTCTTTATTATTTTCTTTATTTATAAATGACAATGCCAGGTTACGAGTATCAAGCCAATAAGCAGCTGATGACAAATGGATTTGATCAAGTTTTGCGAATGATTTGGTTTTTACCAGCTCACGACCAAACCAGTACCACCAGTACTTTTGACTGGTGTTTAAATTAAAACGTGAAGATGGGGCCGGAACAGAATTAAGCATTTCATATAATTCTTCCTTTTTCTCTTTAAGAGTTTCATTCTTATTTTTATGAATTACTTTCATTTTTACATGTATTTATAATTATAACTAATTGATTTACACCCCCCTTAACTCAAAATCTTCTCTGAGTATAATAAAAATAGGGAGGTGATTGTTTGAGAATTTAACCCTTTACGGATATTGACCCATACCCCTTATTTTTCTTTATAACCATGCGCTTCTTTACCAGATTTACTATTGTGACAAGACTCGCATAAAGATTGTAAATTAGTTTCATCAAAGACTGAACCTCCATCTGCAACACGTACAATATGATCAGTAACTGCGGCAGCTGTGGTTAAACCTTTTGCTTCACACTTAACACATAAAGGATTATTCTCTTTATATCGTTTTGAAAACACTCTCCATTTATACGATTGATATACCTTTCTGGTTGGCGTGCTCATTTCAAATGGCTTCCTCTTGGTTACCCAAGGTCTATTTACTTTCTTTGGTGCTGTAGGCATAACTATTTATTTAAGATTATTAATAATTTAATTCATTACACTGTTTTTTAATAATAATATTCCTATTAATAATTCTAATACCATTAGCATTATTGTAATAATTAATCTAGGAATAGAACTACTTACTAGATTAATATCAAACAGAAAACTGGTTGCAAATAACAGTATAAATGTTCCTGTAATTATTAATATTATTTCTAGGTTATTTCTTTTAATTCTTTTTTTATTTGACATTTCAAGCCACTTTACGGTTAGTATATTTTTTTCTTATTAACTCTCTAAATTCTTTTGGGTTGGTGTATTTATCCATATTTTTTAGAGCTATCTGGTACATCTTTGCAGCATCAATTTCTTTATTAAATCTACCTAACTGAACAGATTTATCAGATAGTTTAATATTTGATCTCCATTTCTTACGTTTAACATCCCAACAAACACCAACATATTTTGAAGTGTAACCAAATTTGTCTTTACTATTATTCTGGCGATAAGTGATTTTTTGCAAATTCCAAATATGATCATCGTGCGGAACATTATTTATATGATCTATTACTTCATTTGGTTTAAATAATGAATTAGGTTTAAAGGACCTGTAAACTAAAATACTATTTCTATATGTTTTGCATTTTCCATTTTTACATAAAGTGGTATTGTAATATCCTTTCTTTGATAGCTGGGATTTTAATATGCGATCTTCAGATAAAAATTTTGAATTACCGTTATCTTTAATCCTCTTTAAAGATTTAACTGATCCGTACATGTTAATACTGTAAATTCCTTTATAACCAGGAATACTTTTAAAATAATTTTCTGTGAGCTTTCTTAGTATTTTTGAATTATAAAACCATTTTAATTTAATCATAACTTCATGTTTAGATATTTGTTTAGATTATCGTTTTTTAAAAGAAATTCAGGTGTTGCGTGTTGGTAGTTCGTTTTTTTATTAAAATCGTTCTTATCGCTTCGACTGTATAAGTTTTGCACCGCTTTTAACATTTGTTCACCGGTAAAACCATTATTCAACTGATTTATAAATAAGGTTTTTACAATCTCAGTTACTTTGTATTCACGTCTACTTATTAAATTGAACTTATCTATAAACCAATTTATTTCAACTGTAACATCTTTATTTTTTTCTAAATCTTGTTTATTTATCCAGCTGCTAAAATGACTAAATAAATCTTCATCATTTTTATGAGTTTTACCAATACTAAATATATATTCTGTAAATATTGAAATTTGATTTTCAATGATATTTACATTTTTATTTAACTGCTTAGATATAATATTTATTAGACTAATATTTAAACTTATTTTTTGATTAATTTCTTCCTTAGTAGTAGGAGTATTTATCTTATCATTCTTATCATTCTTATATTGTGGTTGATTGTTGGTTAGTTGTTGGTTAGTTGTTGGTTGAATACTATCAATAAATTTATTATTATCATTTTTTTTATTTTGGTGTTTGTCATAGTTTACAAGGGTTACAAGCGTAAATTTGTTAGTCGATTTTGTTGTTATGTAGCTGGTTGATTTTAGACGATTAAATGAGGTTCTTATTTGTTGCTCAGATAAGCCTAATTGCTCCGCTAATTTCTTACGACCAGTTACAATACTACCACGTTTTATTATCATACCTTTAAACTTATGATCTTTATGATTTGCCTTTAATAAGAGGTGTAAATACACACTTTTTGTAACACAATCAGTATACCACTCCCAATCTTCTAAACTCCGGTAAATCTTAACCCATGTTTCCTCTTTTTTCATTATCTACTTTTTTGACCAAAAAAATTTATTTTATTCTCTTATATTTTATTATTATTAATAATTAGTTGTGCCTCTTGTACAGTTATCTTTTTTCTGCGGTTTAACAATAAATCGACCCTAATATTACTTATACATTTATTATTACGTTTAAAAGCATCCTGATTGCTCCCTATAGGTACAATTGACCATTCTATTAACTCTTGTTTAGTGAAATAGATTACTTCAGGGTCTTCTCCATTAGAAATATCCCCAAATCGGTATTTTAATGGAGCTGCCGAAACGCTCGCCATCCGAAAGGTGCCAGCTTCGATTTTTAACCTAACTTTTTCCGCCAACGGATTTACATCTTTTTGCTCAAACACAACACGCCCAACCAATAATTTACCATCAAAAAAGACTTCGGATGTGCCAATTATATTGTCTGGATTTTCGCTGTTGCTGTTATGATTGTACGTAACAATTGGGTTTTTTTTATACCTATCTAATTGCCAACCAGATTTAAGAAATACTGTTTTATGCTGATCTACTTTTTCAGAGCTTATCACAAAATCATAAGCTCGTTTTTTACCAACAATATTAATCCCTCTTAATTGTACTTTTTTGTTTATTATTTCTTCCATTTTAATTGTAAACTAGTATTAACTATTATAATTTGTTACTTCATTATTAGTTGATTCAATCATTGTTATATCTGTTTTACCATTAACTAAATCTAATGTCAATGCAGTTGGTATAAAATACCTATCATCTATATAATTAAACTTTATATATTCTAAGGGACTATATAAACCTAAAGCCTCACCATTTAAAACAAATCTTCTTTTTTCAACTTGATTATGATATAACATTGCTAATATTTTTAGTAACGGTTCGGCTTGATCACCACCGTACAATTTCCAATCTTTCATTAAATAATGTCTATCTGCATATGTTATCTGGGTTGCTGCTTTATAAATCCATATTTCATCACCACTTTCAATTAATTCTGGCGGTGATGATAGAACAACGTCTTGATCAAAAATGAATGCTTGTATTTGAGGCAATGGATCAATAAAAGGATATGTTGAGCCTGGTATATGATCTAATAATTGATAATAGCTTGGTTTTACTAAAGCACCAACGCCACCTTTTTTTAAGTAGAATATATTTTCATTAGATTTTAACTTCTGCCAATCATCATAAGTAAATTCAATCCGGTGATGTGTTACTGTAATATCATTTCTTGTCACATCGTAAACAGTAAAAGATGAAGATGGTATCTGTTCTAATACCTCTGGTAAATCAACTATATAACTTGAAAATGGTACACTTGGTAAAATACCTATTTTTCTATTTGTAAGGTCCGTTAATGAAGAACCATGAAATGATTCTATATCTTTTATTAAAGTTAAATTTTCATCACGAGTTAAAGTTTCTTTAATTACACTTTTATTGTTAGTAATAAATTCTAATTCATGTAAAATCAACACTTTAGGATTAACATAAACAGTATCATTTTTAAAAGCATAAAACCGAATATCTAAATAACCAAAATCATATAATATAATTTCTTCAATGTCTAATTTAAAATCTAAATTTTTACCACTATTTCTTAGCTCAAAATCATATAAAGCATGGTCTGTGAATGAGGTCTTATTTGAAATAATAACAACTCCATTAAATAAAACCTCATATAAAACACAATCGCTAAAATCTTTATCTAAAGTATCATTAATAAATAATACCGTACCACTAATTTTTAATCCTATTTTTTTATTTCCATTGATAAAAACCGGATGTAACAAATTCATGTAATTATTATCAATAGTTGCACTATCAACTGAAGTAGTTATAGTAACATAACCCGGATTATCCACCCAAATTCCATTATTCCAAACCGCATTACTACCATCCTTTGTCCCTAGAATGACAGGGTTAATGCCACCTGTATTATTAAAATTAGTATGCCAGTATTTTAAAGTAAAATTACTATCACTCCAAGTCGCACCATTATCAATTGGTTGGTAAACAATATCCTTTGATAATATTTGATCTTCAAAATTACGATCAAAACTAAATGATACAGATTTATAACTTTGTATCATATCAACATTAGTGCTTTTATCTAAAAATACAATTGGATGTATATCTCTAGTATAAACATTTGTATCAAGGTAAGCCCCTCCAAAAAGATTATACCTATCAAAGACTATATTTTGATCTTCAAAACGGTTAATACCTACTATATACCATTCAGAATTATATTGAAATAGTTTACTACCTATTATTAATAATATTCTTTCTAGAATATTATAACAATTATCATAGGTTTGTTTTTCATCATCGAAATACGCATTATTATCAACAGTTAATTTATCAACTTTCATAGATTCGACTGCATTTTCAATAGCAGGCGCAATATGTAATGGAGCCTCAACTTTAGTTTTAAGTAAACAATTAGAAATAACACTTGTAATTGTTTCTGTACCTATAATAAGAGGTGTATAATATTTATATTTTAACAATCCTAAACCGTCAGTTGCAATAAAATTTACAAAAAACGACCCTGTAATATATGGTTCATTAAATTGATCTGGTAATAAAAAACCAGTCCATAAATTATCTAAAACTACATTAGAATCATCTAACACTTCAACAACAACTTTATAACGTGTTTCATCATTGATTAATAAATGTTTAAATTTAGCATCTGATCCATCGGTAACTAAAAGGGAAAAACGAAGCTCACTTGTCATTAATAATTGCAATCTATCATCAGCACCATTATAAATAAGTTTTATTGATGAGGCTTGCGCAAATTCATCTTCTAATACTCTTGTATTTGTGCTGGTATCAATTATTACAATATTTAAGTTATCAAAGTCCATAGTATTTTATTTATTAAACTGTTTAACTAAAGCGGATTCAACTTCAGAGCTTTTAAATCGAACTCTATTACCGATTTTATAAGGCGTTAAAATACCCGACTTGCCCCAAGCCGATAAGGTTACGTAACTAATAGATAGAAGCGCGCACACCTCTTTTCTAGTGAGAAAATATGTCTTCTTTTGAGGTTCAAAAGAAGAAATATGTTTTTTAAATAGATCAACAAGAATTTTTCTAATAAAATCTTCATGTTCTTCTCTACTATATTGAGTGATTTGAATCATAATGTTGATTTTTGGTTGTTAAGCAACCTCCTTTCAGTAGGAGGTTGCTAGTGATAAAAAAATGAAAAAAGTAAACTGATTAAATTGTAAGCTTATTTGCCATTGCAAAAGACTTTTCGTCTGTAATTTTTATATCATTAAAAATCGTTACAATAAGTCTAGTCATGCCTTGAGAGGCTAATGAAGCTGGATCTATTAAAATTTCAATATCATCAAAAAAACCAATTATCATTTGACTAAAATCACCTAAAAATAAAGGGTGTGAAGTGCCAGTATCATAAGTAGGTAATAATGCTGATGTTTTATACTCAAAGCCATTCATAAAGTTGCTTTCACATAAAAATCTACCGGTTCCAGCGGCTTTTGGGATGATTTTACTAGTCCTAAAAAGACTAGGATCTGATACATAATGTAATTTTTCGTTGGTGTTGTTGTTTTTAACACTTAATTCAAGATCGGTAATGATGTCAAGTGTTGGCTGAGAAACCGTACTGTTTACATTGGTTGTTATTGTGTTTATCAAGCCGTTAGGCTCAGTAATACCATCGCCTTTAAAAGCTGCAGCAAAGGTTAAGTCATCAATAAATTTAGCTATATATTTATTAATCCAGAGTTCTGTTTCCTGGGTAATATCATATAGGTAAGCGTTAGGTATATTTATGGCGCCTGCAAGACGTTTAGGTTGTAACAACTCAAAGGATTTTTCAAATTGAGGTACTATTAATTCTTCTGTTTCTTTATAATAATCCATTATAAATGCACTTGAATTTGGAACTTTCAAATCAGATGATAAATTTTTAAATATTGTTGCCCCCATTTTTTCAAGAGTTAAATCAACATCAATACCATTTTTACCTATTGGGTATGTGACGATATTTTTATTATCTCTCATTTGCTCTAATATAAAAAGTTTTTCCATAATATTTATTTATTGTTTTAGTGTTTAACTATTACAAAGTTCTAAATAGTAATTTGTAAATGTGTATGGTAATTGTATGGTAATTGTATTATTTTATTAGTCTTAACTAAAGAGTTGGTTTTTATAATAATTATATAGAGCTAATCTTTATTGTGCTTTACTAATAAAGAAAAATAGAAGGTTTTAAGCAGTTATTATTTTGTAGAATTTTAGTAGTTGTTTTTTAGGTTATTAATCTATTTTCGATTGAGAGTTATTTCTCTCCTTTCTTTTTATATCACTATATTGTTTAGTATATGCTTTTAATTCCAGTTCTTTTTGAAGTTCAGATCTTATTGATTCATATGACCTTAAGGTTTTTCCTTTTATAGAAGATGGAAATAACCTTTTTATGTGCTGGTGAAATATTTTTTTTGTAGCTATTATGCCAAACTCATTTAATCCTTCAAATAAATCGTTTTCTGTATTTTTGTAACTCCTAAATTTATGGTAAATATAACTAGCACCATCCGTATTAAGAGTGCCTTGATCTGCTTTTGCTTGGAACATATTTAAAAAAAAATTCTGACCTTCTATGGTTTCATATATTATACCCACAAAATTTTTATTTTTGTTATCAGTTTTTTGTTTAAAATTTTCTAATCGTAAATTATAATATGCCAGTTTAACACAATTAATAATATTATCAAGTATTTTATAATATTCTTTTTGAAGTTCAGATTTTACTTCATTAATTATTTTAGTATTATTTTCAGTTTTTTCACGAGTACTAAAATTATTAATAGTACTTAATTTAATATTTGGCCCAAATAAACAATTTTGTAAATCTGATTTATTAATTTTAATAATATCCTTTTGAGGCTTTATTTTTTTTGGAGGCCAAGGTTCGTTTCTTAATATTTTAGCTGTAATTTTTAATTCTTTATAATAATCATTATAATAACTATCAAAGGAATTAATAGTAAATTCAACAGAAAAGAAATAATCAGTTGGGTTTAGATTGTTAATAATATCTAATCTTTTTACTTCATAATAATCAATAAACTGCTTAGATGTTTTATTAATATTGCTGCTAAATTTAAGATCATTTATTATAAATTTATTTTGAATAGAACCTAATTCACAATCTACCACCCGACTAAAGTCTTTATTAGATGAAATATTATATTTTCCTTCCATTTTGACCAAATTATTATTATTAATTATATTGTCTTTGAAAATGTTACCTTACACAGGTTCTTTTCTAAATTGTGCCATTGTATTTTGAAAATCTTTATAGCTTTTAAATCTACCGCCATCAACTTTAAAAATATCCTGATAAAGATTATTTACTTTATTAAATACTTCAATAGAAGTTATATCTCTATTCTCAGGCGCTGTTAATTGCTCGAACCAATACCTATAAAAACTTTGAGGTGAGTTTAATTGTTGCGCAAGTTCTAATCTATCAATTGCTACAATTAATTCTGGTGTTGATGTTCCTGGAGTGTTGTTTTTTGTTTTCATTTGTTTGCTATTTTAAGATTATTATTATTAAAAAATTTATACTCTCTTATTTTTTTTGCTTTGTCTAAACCGGATATTTTTAAATAATTATAAAAAATTTTCTCTGTCTGGTGGCCGCTGATTGCCATAATATCTACTGTAGCCATACCAGATTTATAAGCATTTGTACAAAAACTACGTCTAGAAGTGTGGCTGCTGATCAATTTCCATTTTTCAATAGTTTTAATTACTTTTTTCCCTCCTTTGGTAATGGTTTTTGTTTCTATAGAATTTAATCCAGCAAGTTTACCAACTTCTTTTATTGCATAATTTAAATGTTGGGCAGGAATAGATTTTGGTGGTTTACCATTTCTTTTTTTTAGAATTGCATTAACCATTGGATTGATTGGAATCGTTAATGTAGAACCTGTTTTTTGTGTCGTAATTGAAAGATATTTTACACCATCAACAACAAGAATATTGTCATCTGTTAATCTGCCATAATCACTAATTCTTAATCCAGTATTTGCACCAATTAAAAACAAATCACGTGCACTATTTAATTTATCTGGTGTTAGTCTTAAAGTGTTATTTCTAATTATAGTTTTTACTGTTGAAAGATCTAAATTAAAAATTTTCAAAAGCTCATCCTCTGTTAAATATATATTATTAACCTGCTCAATAGGTTTAACAAAATAACGTTTTTTAAAATCCAGATTATCATGAAAATCTTTTTCAAAAGCAGCATTCATGATAGTTTTTAAAATTTTTATTTGCGTACCTATATAATTTGTAGATAAAGTTTTATTATACAGATAATTTAAAAAGTCATCATAAAAATCTAAAGTTATAGATTTATAAGTTAGATTATAATTCTTATTTTCAAAACCTTTTAAAATGTTATACGCGTTTTTATACGTTTTATATGTACCATAAGTTAAAGGTTTTTTAGTAGTAGGTAAAGCATTTTTTTTATAATGGGCTAAAAACCATTCAAAAAAAGGAAGAAATTCTAAAACCACTTTTTCTGTTGATGCATCTATACTTTTCTTCTTTTTTAAAAAAACATCCAATTCATTTTTTAATAAACTTTTATTTAAATCAAACCCTTCATCTTTAGATTTATTATATAGATCAAAGACAAAAAGATTAAGTTGGCCTAATTTATTATTTATTCTGTTTTGATTGCTTTCTTTTTCTGAAGTGATTTTTTGCTGTTTAGTATTCCAACTAGATTTGTTTTGAATAGACAACCCAGTTGAATATCTGAAACGATAATCCATTCCAGATCCATATTGAAATATAAGTTGAATTTTATATGTTTTATTCTTAGCTGGGCGAAGTTGAAAAGTGAGTGTTGCCATTTAATATAGTTATTGACCACTTCAAAGATATGAAAAAAGTAACACAAAAAGAATATATTCAATTTATTTTTTGTGTTACTTTATTCTTAACTACAATAGTATTACAAATGTAAATAAAACAATGATTATGCACTTATCTTTATTATTTACAACGATTATAAACATATTAAAGATTAAATATAGTAAAGTGCAATAAAGTATAATATATTATTTTGTAATCCTGTCGAGGTCACGAATAAATAAAAAGCAAGCAAAATCATAAAGCTTGCTTTTTTGATTTTGAAGGTTTTTGATTCTCAAAGCGGAGCTTTGTTAGGAGAGACGAAGTCAATCCTGTCGGGGTCACCGATGAATCAAAAAAAGGTTCAATTACAAGCGAGTTTCAAAATGGAGCTCGCTTCTTTTTTGAAATAAAGCGAAGTGTTTGTCTTTTTGATTCTCGGCACGGAGTTCTAA